TTTCTTACCTACACTACTTAAATTTTTAATAAGTCCCGCTGGATTGGCAATATTAGCTGCTGCTGGTGCTGGCATGTGGATTGGTAAGAAAATTAATGACTTAATTAAAGAAGGTGAGGAAAGGGCTGGCGAGAGATTGCATGCAGAAGAAGTTGCGGATACATCCAGAAAAAATGAGTTAGTCAAACGTTTTCAAAAAACTGGATTGTTAGCCGGTGAAAATATAAGTTCTGATAAACTTAAAGCATACATTCAACAGATGCCCCCCGGAGAACTTAAAGTTCTTGAAAAAAAACTTGAAGATTATGAGTCTACGTCAGATAAAAATACAAAAGCAGCACATGCAGAAGATATTTTTGATAAAGAAGGATTGAATCTTACAAATAGAATAATGGGTGGTGAGAGTGAGAATGGAAAGGAAATGGGATTCAACCCTCGCACTGGTCAAATGGAAGAAGAGGGTAGTGTATACGCACAAGCTAAAAAGAAAAAAGCTGCTAACAATACAAGTTCTATGCAAACAGCAGCAAAGCCAGAAATAACTTCAGTACCAAGTCCAGTAGCAAGAGAAGGTGGCGTTCCACTACCTAATAATGATGCCAAATTATTAACTCCTTCAGAAATGGCTGCTGAAAGAGAGAAAAAGGGAACAGAACTTACCAAGCAAACAATGGAAGTTACTAAACCTAAAGCAAAACCTAAAGCAAGTGCTCCTGTAATCATGGCACCAAGTACTGGATCTAGACCAGTAATAAAACCCGGACAACCATGGGATGTTAATAATGTACCAGATCCTTCACCATTTTTCGGGTCATTAGCAGAACAGCTTTTTATGTCTCCTCAATCTAATTACGCACGCTAGAGCATAGTCATGAAAGCACCAACAAAATTAATTACAAACTTATTTGCAAAAGTCATAAAAAATAAATTTAAAGACGAAAAGTCTGAAGAGAAAAAGAGTGATGCTGTCACCGAAAAAAAAGAAGACAGCAAAAAAGAAGACGAAGCAAAGTCACGAGAATTAAACAAAGCAGAACAAGATGCTAAGGAACTCAATTCTAGTGCAACAAAGCCAGAAGCTTCAGATGCAGAACCTGAATTAGCTCCAGAAAAATCCTCTGATAAAATTTCAGATGCTACTACTGAATCCAAAGAAAGCACAGTAGAAACAAAAAGACCAAATATATTAAGACTTATATATCGTCAAACAAAAATATTAAGCAATACTGTAAAAGACTATGAGAAAAAGTTATATGAACAAGAGCAGGCAAAGGAAGCCGCTCAAGCCGAAACATTTATAGAAGGCAAATCTAACGCCAAGAAAGTTAGACATGATGGTACTGAAGAAGATACTGACAAAAAAGAAAGTAGCCTTTTATTTACTATTGCGAAAAATGTGTTAGGTGTTCTTTTAGTATTTCTTCCAGTTATAATTAAGTTTCTACCTCAAATTAAAGAGGTGTTTTCCAACATTTCTACAATGGTGCAAGACGCATTTAAAGTTATTTTTAAATTTACTTCAACAAAAATAGAAGAGCTTTTAAATAAACATGTCTTCGACCCATTAAAGGATTTCTTTGGTCAAGGTGTAACAGCCGTATGGGATATGTTTATATCCTCAATGGAAGAAGGTCTTTCAGTAGTAGTTGATGTTTTTAAATCATTCATTAGTGACGATTTAATGAATGAACTTACTGAAGGCAAATATTCAAAACAAGAAATTGAACACTCAATAGAAGTCTTACAAAAATCTGGTTATAATGTAACGACTCCCTCAGGTGATGCGGTTCCTGTCCCAAGTTCATATTCTCGAAATGCGGCAGGGGCTAGTGGTGGCGCTAGTCAAGGTGGGACTGGTGGTGGCGGGGCTAGTGGTGGAAAAGATGCTCGACCAGAACCTTCTAATACTTTAGCTTCAGCCAAAGAAATTCCGCCAGAAGGAAGAGCTTTATTGGATGCGATTGCTCAAAATGAATCGGGTGGTAGATATGATGTTATTGTCGGTATGGGAAAAGAAAAAGGATTAACTGAAAAAGATAAAGCAGCAAATAGAGATAAAGGTTATGATAAAGCTCCTGTTGCGTTTACCGATTTTAGTAAACACCCCGGAGTTCGTGGAATGCGAACACGAAGAGGATTTAGTACAGCAGCGGGTAGATATCAATTCACCGAATCTACTTGGAATGATTTAAAAAAGAAGCATTCAGATTTAACAGACTTTTCTCCAGAGAATCAAGACAAAGCTGCATGGTACTTAATACAAGAAAGATATAAAGGTGACGTTTTAAAAGATCTCCAAGAAGGAAAAGTTGCTGAAATTGGAAGACAATTAAATCGAACTTGGACCTCATTAGCTGGAGGAGTTGAAAAAACACAAAGCGATAAAGGATTAGCATCTTTATATCAAAAATCTTTAGAGAAACAAGTAGCGAGTACAGAAGCTCCAGTTACTCCAGTATTGACACCTTCCGATACAGGCACTCAAATTGGAGCAGCTTCTGTGGCTGCAAATGAACAACCAGAAACTGAGACTGGGACTCCAGTAGTAGTAACCGGAAGTCCCAGTGCTCAACCAACTCCTAAAGTTGAAAGTGAACGCTTTGGGGGATTTAAGTCAATGCTCAATACAGATGCTATTGCGGGCAGATTTAAAGAGCATTTTGCGCCAGCTTAATCCTCGTTCAATTTGTTGAAGAAGTCTAGACCGTCATCATCATCTTCTGAAAGATCGACCGCTGAAGGCTTAGCCGACTTCAATGCAAATGGTGGTGTCGAATCTTCTTCAAAGTCTTCAGCACGTTCAGTTACCTTGGCTCGATCTTCGAAAGCATTCTTGTCCCAACCCAAAACCTTATTCAAGCGAGTCTTTAGTTCATCGTAGGTCTTGTACTGAGTAGGATCAAGAAAAGTCTGAAGAGGTTGAATCTTACTCAGAACCGCATCATACTTTGACTCTTCATCAAACAACGGAGAAGATTCTTCAAACTCAGACTTATCGTAGTTACGGTCGCGACCCATACCGCGAGCTTTAAGCTTAAAGTTTGAACCATCAACCAAGTCAAAAGGATTGATAGCCTTCTCGTCCTGAAACTGAGGAAACATCAAATCGTTGATCTTGTCGAAAATCTTCTTACCAAACTGGTAAAGGAACACCTTACCTTCGTTAGAAGGATTGGCAGGATCTTTAACAATGTAGATATTAGCAACATAGTGCATTCTACGTTTCTGATCGCTAGCAACCTTCTTGTTTTCCTCTAGACCAGAAGTCCAAAGTTGACGATTGTATTCGCTAACCGGATCTGCCTTACCGATAGAAGTTAGCGACTTCTCGATATACCAACCACCCGGACCCTGAAACCCATGATCAAAATAAAGAACATACGGAGCCTGTTCCATTTCTGTGTGGTGTTGGGGGAGAAAGCGAATTACCGCATAACCATTACCAGCCTTATCAACTTCTAGCTTCCAGAAACGGTCGTCTTGAGCCTTAGCATTATTGGTGTTTTTGTTAAGCTGAGTGGCTAGCTTATCGAATTGGTCTTTACGGCTTTTATTATAATCTGCAAATGAAAATGACATATAGTCTCCTTGATATTAACAACGTATTAACAGCGTATTTAAGTTTGTCCACAGTATCATCATGAACAACATATTTATAGCACATTTAAAACACTATGTAAACCTTTCCTTTAGAATTGATTTACACACCTTTACATCGAATTGTAAGAAAGGTCGATACTTCTCACACTTGAGTTGTATGTCCTTCCAAATTATCCCTTCCTGAATATTATACTCCCAATGCTTGAAGAATGTCAACACCTCATTCAGAATAATTAATGTTTCGATTGAAATTTCTTTTCTCATAAATCGAACAAGTAACATTGGATGCTGACCATCAATGACTTTCAATTCTTTATTCAAATCATCATCTAAGTTTTCTATCTCATTTTTAAAAATATAGGTTATGGATTCTTGACGTTTAAGCCATTCCATATAAACTTTTTCAGATTCTTTGTCAACTAAATCTGTAATGAATTTATCTTTAACTACAAAATTAGCAATGAGAAAGTTTTCTAAATCTTTTATTTTAGATAAAACATAAAAGAACCCTTTATCTCGTCTTGCTTCCAAAGCCTCTTGACTTACACGATTTTTAGATACATTAAAATAATTAAAATTTTTCTTAGTAAAATGGAGCTTAAGATTCAAATAAGTCTTATATGCTTGATAGGCATCTGTCATATTGGCAACTTAGTAGTCTTAGGTAAATAGTTAGAGTTTTCTGCTTCTTCTTGAATCTTAGCTTTAATGACAGAAGAGTGTTGTATCATTGAAGCCACAGTTTCTATTTCCAGATAATTCTTTTCACAATAAAGAAGAACTGCATCAATATAATCTAGTCTCGATTCTTTAACAAAATCTTCAATTTCTCTAATGAAGTCTTGAATTGGTTTTACCGATTTAATGTTTACTTTTTTCATAGTCTATAGAACAAATGTTTTCCTATTATTACAGTTCGTTTTTTCTTGATAGCCCAATTAGGTCTAATATCATTTCTATGGTAATTGGTAGCACCCTTTGTTACATCATGAATAACACCATAATTCATAATTACGTTTTTAGCAATAGCATGACAATTTTTATAAAGATCATATTCTCTAATAGGTTTTGGTTTATCACACACCCAAGCAAATTGACATTTATACTTGTTTCTCTGATGCACTATACCACAAATACTATTAGGGTATTCGTTATCGTTATCTCGCTTTAACCGATTTAACGTAACGAGTGCAACTGCTTTTTTACCAATTTCCTTTTCACTTCTAGCTTCAAAGTAAATATTATCAGCTAAACATTTTATTTCTTTTTCATTTAAAATTTTAGTGTAAGGTTTATATCCTATCTTTTGTACGGTAGGTTTAGAATAACCCATAGCGATTGGATTATAAGAATTTGCACCAATTGGAATTGAGCAAAATGTTAGACATAGTAATAGTGCGTATTTAAGCATTTGTTGCTCCTTATTTAAGGGAGAGGACAGATGTCCTGTTAAAAGACTCACATAAAAATAATGTATCGTGCAGTTTTATGATGTGGTTAGATTTTTAGTCTTCCCATGGTGTAGTTGTATTAAATACGAATTTCAGGGTTTTGAAAAGTCCAGCATTCGATTGTATCATAATTTTATTTATAAAGTAATGGTGCTGACGGAGAGAATCGAACTCCCGACCCACTGATTACAAATCAGTAGCTCTACCGACTGAGCTACGTCAGCATGTTTCGTATTTATACACTATATTAGCATATTCATTATATACTGTCAAGTATTTTTTAAATGGTATTCATTAAATATTTGTCTAACTTGATCTTCATAATCTTTAGTATTTTTGATAAACAATTGAGGAAGTTCATTTTCCACAGCGATTAGAATGACCAATTTAGGAACTTCAATTCCCTTTAGTTCTCGTATCATCATAGCATATGTAGTCGCTTGAAGGAAGTAATTTTCAATCGATTTCTCTTCTTTTAGACGGCTAGATGTTTTAAAATCTAAGATAACTGGTTTACCGCCCATCTTACAAAATACGTCAATTCTTCCCGCAGTTTTCAAATCGTGAGAGTAAACAGCAATTTCATTACCATATACCTCTTCAATTTTATCTACATATTTTTGAATTGACTTAAACATCTCAATAACATTGAAAGGTTTATTGCCTGCAAAATCGTCTTCATTTCTAATATATTTTTCGCATATGGTATGTAGTTGTGTTCCCCGACTAGAAGCCTTTGCTGAGATAGCATTAGCAGCCTTTTCACCCACTCTAGCCCGCCATTCATATAACCATTTTTTATCACGACTACCCAATACGGTCGTGACTGATGGATACTTTTCTCCAGTGGGCGTTTCATAATAACGTTTATCATTTTCAGAAAAAGACTTCAAATCGGGGAAGTCCAACTCATTCAATAAAAAAGTTTTACTACGAGATATTAAGTTTTGTTTTAGCAATTATATATTCCTTCACTAGACCAGACCTCACGATATCGTCTATTTCAAATTCAACGTGAGAGAAAGATTTTATCATATCAAGAACTTCCATAAATGTAAGTAATCCAGATCTATCGTTATTGTAGATTAAATCGGATTGTCTATAGTCACCGCAAAGCATTATTCTACAGTTGTTGCCTAGTCTGGTTATTACAGAATCGAGTTCATGAAAGGTAAGATTGTTAACCTCATCCACTATTACTATAGTATCATGAAAGGTGTTTCCCCGAATAAAAGAAGTAGTAGTAAAGTCTACGATATGCTTATTTTTAAGCACTTCATAGGCATCACCGCGACCAAACAGATCAGAGCATATACCTTGATATGGTAGCTCATAAACTTTTGATTTTTCTTTAATAGAACCGGGAAGAAATCCCATATCTCTTGTTGGGACTACACTTCTAACTATGAGTATATTTTTATAGAATGATTTTGGATTGTAAATTTCTTTGAGAGCAAGATAGAGAGAGATAAAAGATTTGCCTGTACCTGCAAGCCCATGAAGTAAAAGATTTTGACCTTTCTTCCACTGCTGAAAGGCTAACTTCTGATTTTCTGTTATGGGATCAATAGTTTTAAGAGAGAGGTTTTGTTTTTGTATATAACTCTCTTGCTCTTTAAACACCTGTTGCCGTTTTCTTTTTTTAGTTTCTCTCCTAAAAGGTATTAATTGTGCTTCCTCTATGTTTCCGTTTAATATCTTTGAGCTTGTCTCTAAAAGCATCGTCTGGTTTCCTAAAGCCCATCCTAATCGCATCCCCGAATGCAACTGGATGTAGCATTTGTTGAAGGTGGGGGTTCTGCTCAAGAAATTCATCTTTTTTGGAGAATGAAGTGAAGAACTGGTCAAACACTTCATCCGTTTCACTATTACGAAATGTATACGTCGGCATTATTCATCATCCTCAGTAAATCGAACTAGAGTTTCGATGTCTCTATTTCTTAATGCATTACTAACAATTTTTTCTTTACGTCTCATATTGTTAGGATGCTGTTTACGATTTTGCATAATTTCAAAGACATCTTTTTCACGAGATTTCTTTTCTCTAAACGACTTACTCATACTTCTTCTTTACTTGCCTCTATGTTGATATCGGGAAATGCTTGCTGCACGATTTTCTTATTCAATCCTTTAAATGGAATTTTTTTATCTTTAATTGAATTTAAAAGAATAGCATCTTTAGGGTGAATTGATTCTAGCAATTGAATATACAAAGTTTCTCTACGCATCTTTGTTAGATTTGCATTGCCACCTTCCACAAACAAATACAATCGTCGTAGCTCATGGAGGAGACGGCCTTCTACATCCAAAATATCTGTTGGCTTGTAGGGGGCGGCACCTTCGGGGAGAAGCCACTTTATATTTGGATCAAAAGCGTAGGTAAACAAAACCTTAAAGGCTTGCGAATGAGGATGGTTCACAAGAGCGTCAACTTTTTCTTTTGTTGTCTTAAGTTCAGAAATTTCTGATAAAAAATCATGAATAGATTTATACATTTTATATCCTAAAAATCATTAATAGATTCCATTAACACTTTCAGTCGATGCTTTATCATGTAGTTCATAATAGAGGTTTTAGGTTTAGCACATTGCTCTTCATATTGTGTCATGATTTTATCACGAATTTCTTTTGGTGTAAACTTAAGATCAATAAGACATTCATTACGTTTATAATTTCTTAATTGCTCTTCATTACAAAATTCTTGTGGGGTATTAAAGGTTACCCACTGTGATAGATTTTTTGACAATATAGGCTTCTGTCTTAAATTATCGACTAAACTATTATCGGGCGACAAGAAGTTTGGAATACCATCCCCTACATCACCTTTTATAATATGCTCCTTCATGAACCTAGCTGGATCATCAGAAGTTACATACTTTTTATTTATAGGATCGAATTGTTTGACTACAACAGCACTATTGTAACTGTGTAGCTGAATGAAATCTTTGTCCCCAGAAAGGATTAGAATATTTTCCTTTTCAGACGCATCTCGCTTAGAGTATTCCTGAACCAATACGCCAATGACATCATCAGCTTCAGCACCATCAAGATGAATAACCGGATAAGCAAAGTTATCTCGAATTTCTTCTCGAATGGCATTGAGACAATTGAAGATTAAAGACCAATCGATTTCAGATTCTTCACGATTCTTTTTTCGATTGGCCTTATAATGAGGAAACACATCTTTGCGCCAGCTACGTTTACCGTCAGAAGCAATAACTAACTGTCCGTAATCTGGCTTGAATTTTTTATTGAAAGACCGAATAGTATTCAGCGTAATAGATCTAAAAAGATCTAATTCGATTGGTGTTTTTCCAATATGTCTACCATACAAAGACATAATGTTTGCAATCATGACCTGATTCAAGTCAAGGATAATCATTTTAAATAACCTTATTCGTCTATAGGATCTAAATCCATGTTAAGTGAGTCTTCATCTTCAGTATTTACAGATTGGTCTATAAAGTCTTGAATTGGATGGAAAATATTTTCATATCTTAGCATTATGGCTTTTAATGAAAGAAGGATAAATGCTATATCTTTAGTGTATTCTATGTGATAACCATGGTCTGAAGTAATACGAAAAATCTCTTTTGTGAGTTCTTCAACAAAACATTCAACCACTTCCGTCTTTGTTGCTATAATATTTTTCTTTAGTTCTTCTACAGAGGAAGCCGGACCTTGACATTTTCTGTTAGGGAAAACGATGACATTATCAGCTAGTTTTTGAAAAGCACTATCTAGCATAAAGACCCCTTATTTTATTGCTTTTAATAATATACAATCATCGTTAAGTCTACCATTAACATCAATCGGTTTTGTTTTAAGTTCAGACATTAGTTTCTTTAGAACTACTTTCCCTCCATTTAAAACCTTTTGAATAGCATCTTCTGGTTTTCGTACAGTTTTCTTAATACTAGTTTGAGCATCGATATTTAAAACTGTAGTACCCTTTACTGAAAACCCTTTTGGATCATCAGTATTCAACATCGATAAATGATTGTACTTGGTATTAAAAACCCAAAGCTGTTGAGCACCAATAATACTCTCAGGAGAAATCGACTTAATCTTAAATTTAGTAAATTCTTTTTGATACTTAAGATTATTTATCTGTTTCGCTACTGAGATTGGCTTCTTTTTTCTAGTTTGTTTAGGTTTAGCGGCCTTCGCATTCCCAACATAACGTTCAATATCAGACAAACATACTTTCAATTGCTTTAGAATTTCTTTCTTTGAAGCAACTGAAAGATATGCATAAGCCTCATTCAACTGTTCATCATTACCTTCAACCATTTCGGCATGTTCTTGATATCGAGAAACAATACACGATTTAATATGATTGCAGATTTGACTATTAAGCTGATTCTTCAAAAGGTAATCGTACAGAGAAAATTCAATCTTCTTTTTACGATTTTCATACCAAGAAGAAATTTCATCGTCCACAAAAATGACATGAGGTTCAGCCAAAGCCTTAACTCGATCTTGAATAGAAATGACCTTTGGAGTCGTTTCCTTTTCTTCCACTTCCTGTTTAAACGATAGAGCACGTTCAATCTTGCTTTTAACAATGCCTTCCAATTCACCGGAAAAAATAGTTCCGTTAGATTCAATCCTAGAAAGGATAGAAGCAGAATTTTTACTTACTGCTCCCAATCCCTGTAGGTTGAGAATACTGGATATATCTGATTTAGTATAGCCATTATTCTTCATGTAATCGGTAAGCCAATTATCCTTATCTTTATCCTGAGCCATAAAATTATACCAATTCAACAGTTTACCAATCATAGGATCGCTTTTAGTTGAAATGACCTTTTTATAGATGGGTTCTGCCCCATGGAATTTTTCAGCAATAAGTTTATCAGCAAGTTTGTTAACGTTAGTCATTAGAGTAGCTTCTTTTCTCTCAAAATGTTTTTTAGAAAATTATCCCATTCTTCAGCTCGTCTATTCCAATTATAGAAAGTATCGATATAACTCTTTGTAGTCTCAAGAGAAAGTTGAACATCTTCATCTAATACAGATGAGATAGCTTTATCCAACATAGAATACAAAATAATCATATGATCTCGAATATCTTCACGATACTGATACATCCAAGTAAAGCCAGCAGATGTTTCAGGTAAAGCTCCATAATTTGGATGGACACAAAGGCACCCAGCACTCATAGCTTCCATCAATGCGATACAAGAAGTCTCAACCCAAATAGAGGGATAAGCAAAAATGTGTGCTTCTTGTAAGGCTTTGCGTACAACATCATTTGGTTGAAAGCCATGATAATTGATTTGTGGATGATTTCTGCACGCATCAAATAGAGCTTCAAATGGCTCATCACGTTGCTTCCATCCATAAATCTCAAAACTAGAAAATACATCTAGTTCAATGTTATCATACTTCTCTGCAAGCTTAGTGAATACGGGAACGAGAATATTCAATCCTCGATGGGGAGTAGTATGATAGATTAGCTTAATCTTGTCAACAGTTTTTTTGACAAACGGAATTGGCTCAATAGCGTTTTGAATGACACGGCTTTTATACCATGGCATATTAAAATGTTTGATATAAGCTTGCATTTGCCAATTGGATACAAACACATTCTTTTCAAATTTATTCCATCCACCTGCACGAAGATGTTCAGACTCAGGATCTTCTGGTAGGTCATGTAGCCAGTAAATAGGAATAAGTTTAGAATCGATTTCTCTTACACGAGAACAAATAATTTGGAACTTGTCTAGGATTTCTGGACTGATTCTCTCTTGGAGACCATACTTCATCCGTTCAGTTCCACCCATAGAATTCTTTGAAAGTTCATCAGTTGCGATTGGCATAACACCCTCTTTAACAAAATGAAAGAGGGTCTCGAAAGACCCTCTTATTAGAACCTAATCTAAGTTCAGCAATTAGCCTACAGCAACACTATACTTAGAACCGTTCTTGCCCTTGTTGATCGCAACATTGACACCATGACGAATGCGAATATTCGACACAGCGGCACGAGGATTAACAAGCTTGAAGCGAGCAGTAATCTGACGAGCAGTTAGATGCTGACCCCTTTCAAACGCACGAAGTAGTTTTTCGGTCTTACTCATATTATATCTCCAGTTCAACAAAATCTAGTGTTGGTCACTAGCACCCATTCTTTAATTGTACTCCATATAAAAATGGAAGTCAACATATTTTTAATTCTACAATCTCAAATACTTTTGAGTATCTTCAGGACTGTTACTTACAACCGTATTATATACCACCTTTTTATCAATTGACATATAATGTTCAGTTAAATCTTTTATAGATTCTTGCATTCCTTTATTTGTTCCATATGCAGAATGAAAGACGGAAGTAACATCAGTTTTAAGTCTAAAGAATTGATAGATTTGTGCTTTATCATTACATTTTTCACAAATATCAATACAAGCGTCATTACCAAGAGTTACGCTTAAATTTGGAAAAGCAGATCGAATACTTTCAATAAAAGCTTTCTTCTCTTTTGATTGCTTGTCCCATTGCACATAACGTTTAATATCATCTTCAGATGCAGTTTTCCCTACGAGAGAAAAACTAATCATTCCTGTACGATATTCAATATTTGGCCCAATTCTCGTTTTAAATTCAGACATCTTTAGAAGAGATTCAAGAAAAGAAATTAATTCATATGATGGACGCCAATTGCTCACCACATGTTCTTTATTTTCTCGCCATATGGAGTTTCCACCACTGGTAAATACTGCTTGACAATTATCAATAATCCTACGTCCAAGTCTAGGCATGATATTTTGATAAGTGTTGTTAGTACAAATATATACGTCTTTCTTAAGCATCCAATGTTCAAACATTCTCATAAAATGAGATTCAATTGGCTGATTAGGTAAAGCCAATACACCATCTACATCAAAAATATAAGTTTTCATTTTAAGTCATCATGATGATCTATTGTAACATATTGGTTATCAAGATTATAACCACAGGCTTTTAGAAAAAAAGTAAACGCTTCGCATACCTGTGTTAAATCAGAATGTGAAGGAATAGAATAATCTACATCATCTTCAAATGCATGAGAAACAGAGTCTTTTATTATAAATCTTTTCATATTTAATCCCATAAATTTCTATAGTATTTCCCAAACAATTCAAATCCTTCTTGCATACGATTCTGAAATTTAAAGTATCCTTCAGAATCAAATTTATGCGTATCATTAGGCCCATATTGCATAATACAATAATCATTGACTTCTTCAAAATAAAAGTCATGTTCACCAGAATGAAACTGAGCTTCCCAATCAGTATTTAGCTGCTCAAATGACCAAATCATTTTATCAAGAATTTGGTGCCAGCGTTCATGCCCTTTTTCCCAAGCAAGTTTATCACCTTCTTCATAGAAATCAAAGGAGTATTGCGCTGAATTTGAAGTCTGTTCAAATTCAATCATATCTCCGGGAGACCCATGTGTAGTTGTCTTCAACTGCTTAAGCATAGGAAGAACAATATATGCAAGAGTAGATTCCATATTCCATGTATCGTACTTGTCAATACGAACATTAATCTTACGCTCATCAGGGGTTTTCTTATATGGTCCGATGTAAACTTTCATTTTATATTCTCTATAAATGGTACCCCGGAATGGAATTGAACCACTGACCGGACGGATATAAGCCGTCTGCTCTAACCACTGAGCTACCGGGGCGTTGTAATTTTGTGGACCCGGATGGATTTGAACCACCGACCTCTCCCATATCAGGGGAGCGACTCTACACGCTGAGCTACGGGTCTATTGTTCGTTTGGTACGAGCGGTGGGATTCGAACCCACATGGGATATCCCGCAAGATTTTAAGTCTTGTGCGTAAACCGTTCCGCCACACTCGCATTTATTTTCTTCCTTTTTGCCATCCATCAGGAATAGTATCATTTCTTTTAATTTTGGCATTTTTAATACCATTAGTAATCCACATCGTGCCATATTGTGAATTTTTTTCACCGGATTGCATGATAGAATTTTGTTGTGATATAATTTTTTTGGTTTCTTCAGAATGGGTTTTTCCATAAAAAGTGCCATTGGGATACTTTTCCAATAGTGTCTTTTTTGCTTTATTTTTCGACTCTGCACTAAAGAATCCAACTTTTTTATTGAAGGTTGCAATTCCTCCAATTCTACCAGATTTAGATTTTTCTTCTGAAGAAGATTTTCGCCAACCACCACCACTTAAATCATTTTGATTTATGTAATCCCATCCGCCAGAACCACCAACTTTCAAGTTATATGTATTTTCTATTGCTAGAAAATCTTCATTTACTAACTCTTTTTCTTTTTTAAACATGGCTTCAGGATTGTCATAAACGAAAAGAATTTGTTTTTCAAAATTTTCTATTCCATATTTTTTCATGGCTCGTTTAAGGTATTTTCCTGAACCCATATATCCGTCATCAAGGTTTTTGGTTTTATGTGATCCTATATAGATCTTGCCATTAATCTTGTTTGTAACTTTATAAATTGTGTAGTGCATATTCACCCCCTACACCTATGTATAAGGTTCGAGTCTTGACGAAGACTCTAAATGCCTGCGCGGAGGGATTCGAACCCCCGACCATTCGGGTAGAAGCCGAATGCTCTATCCAGCTGAGCTACGCGCAGAATTCTATTTTCCTATGTTCCGTCTTGTGAACTTCATCATTATGTTATCATTATAGTATGCCTCGTCGCCATTGTCAAGCGTTGCACACAAAACATTTTGTTCAAATTGCAATTTGGCTTCCCAATAATTACATTCGCCTCGCGTTTTACACAATCGAATAATAGTTCGTTTAAAAGAATCTTTTCCGAGCTTTTCTATTTCTTCTAGGAGTTTTATAGATGATCCCCAATAATCTCTCCAATCAGAGTCTTTACGAATCTTCTTTTTTTTTCCTTTGATCTGCTTTGTTGCAGCTTTAGTGAAATACTTACGGCCTATATACTTTTTGCCTGATGAGACATTTTCAATACAGTATATAAAGCCGTAGTATTTGTTTGAAAGTTCATGATCTATTTCTTTTTCTTCGTAGAGCCACATATTCAGTACCCATAATTAGATACTGAATATTTATTAAGTTGCCCAAACGTCTTCCCAAGAACCAGTCAACGCACCCTTAGCATAATCTGTGGCTCTGTTCTCAAAGAAGTTAGTATGAATAGGTGCGTTGACCATTTCTTCGACCCAAGGTAAAGGGTTCTTCTTTACTTTGAAAATCCCTTTAAGCCCAAGAGAAATAAGCCTACGATCAGCAATATACCTGATATAACGCTTAACATCATCTCCATTTAATCCCTCCATTGGTCCAATTGAAAATGCTAGGTCAATAAACTTGTCTTCAAGTTCTACCATCTTTTCTGCAATCTTATAAATTTCAGACTTGAGTTCATCATTCCAAATGTCTCTGTTTTCTTCAATAAATGTTCTGAATAATTTGATCATAGATTGAGCGTGCATCGTTTCATCGACAATAGACCAAGTAATGATCTGTCCCATACCCTTCATTTTACCATGTCGAGGAAAATTAAGCAACATGATAAATGATGAGAACAATTGCATACCCTCAGTGAACGCTGAGAATGCTGCGATCTGTTGAGCAATAGTCTGAGCATCTTGTCCAGCAATCTGAGCAAAGAAATCGTGCTTAGCCCTCATTTCTTCGTATTGCATAAACTCATTGTATGTTGTTTCAGGCATTCCAAGAGTTTCAATAAGATGAGAATAAGCTGCTACATGAAGAGCCTCACGAGCAGCAAACCCACAAAGCATCATTCTTACTTCAGGTTGTGGAAAATATGGTAGATAGTTATTGACATATCCACCAGCTACATCGATGTCACCCTGAGTAAAGAATCTAAAGATATTTGTAAGGAAGGTCTTTTCTTCAGCCGTTAGCCGCTTCTTCCAATCTTTTACATCTTCAAGCATTGGCACTTCAGTATGAATCCAATGAGATTGTTCATGTTTTAACCATGCATCATATGCCCAAGGATAGGAGAATGGCTTAAAGTATTGACGTTCATCTGTCAATTTCAATTTCTTATTCATATTATTCGCACCAGCTCTTCTTTTTATCTCCAAAATAAGGTCTTGCATAACCCTTTTCAATTAACATTGCGCTATAGCTTTTGCCGTCAACAAGCATGTCACCTAATACTCGTCCACCAAACTTATCCCATTCTTTGAGAGTGATCTGAAGTTTAGCACCACTTGCAACCACTTCTTTAGCAAACTTAGTGGCTTCTTCGCCTTTCTTAGCTTCAGATTCACATTGTGCTCTAAAACCTTTTTCTGGAGTGTCTACGCCTAATACACGAAGTTTTAGTTTAGTGCCTAATTCGCTTGGAAGTCCGGGAATTTCAAACTCTACAGTATCTCCATCTACTGCACGAATTACTTTATAATCATATGGACCTTCTGCCTTACATGCGACTGCTATGCCAAACGATCCAACCATAACCAAAAATGCTATTACTGATGATTTCATCGTATTCCCCTAGTGTTGATTAATCCATTCTTGAATTTCTGCTACTGTCTTTGCGCCATTTAGACGCCCAACTTCTTTTTCACATTGTAAAAGAATTAGTGTAGGAACTGCTCGTACTCCATATTGACGGGAGATTTCATATCCTTCATCAACATCTACACTATCAATTGGAACTCCTAGATCTGAACCTTCAAGCATTTTATTTAAAGCTTTACAAGGTCCACACCAACTGGCACTAAACTTTATGACTCTTTTATCGTGCATATTCAACCCTCACACGCAATGCATGTATCACCTTCTGTTAATTGCTTAAGATCAATTTCTTCAATGATTTGTCGTTGAATCTTCTTAGAAACTTTATCTGCTTTTCCGATCTTCTCTGAACGACAATAATAAAGAGTCTTTAAACCTTGCTTCCATGCAAGAAAGTGTACTGCATGTAAGTATTTGATATTAACATCAGGTCTAAAGAAAAGATTAAGTGACTGGGCTTGATCTATATATTCCTGTCGATCTGCTGCATGTTCAATGACCCAACGTTGATCAATTTCCATTGAAGTCTTAAACACATCCCTTTCCCAGTCAGACAGAATATCTAAATGTTGCACTGAACCATCATTTGCAATAATAGATGACCAAATATCTGCCATCTCTTGTTCATTATGATCGTGATTGCCTACCTTTTCCCATAATAGTTTATCAAGAAACTTATTCTTTACAAAACTAGAACCAGACAAAGTATCTTGACGATATGCATTTGCTCTGTATGGTTCTACTGAAGGAGAAGTGTTTCCCATAATAATAGAACTAGAAGCGTTAGGAGCAATCGCCATCAAATGACTGAATCGTAGTCCAGTACCAAATGCATCAAGAGGAGATCCGCGAAATAGTCCAAGTTGCACGTTAGCAAGATTAAGTTTATCACGAATGTGCTTAAAGATTTTCTTGTTTAATCCTACAGCCATTGCAGATTCCCAAGGAATCATTTTGCTCTGAAGAAGAGCATGAAATCCGAGAGCACCGACCCCAATAGAACGCTCCATGCTAGCAGAAAACTTTGCTCGTGCGATAGAGTCTGGTGCATTATCAATAAAATACTGTAATACGTTATCAAGCATTTCAGCAATGTCTTTAAGAAATACCTCATTATCTTTCCAGTCATCGTAATACTCCAAATTTACTGAAGACAAACAACACACTGCGGTGCGGTTCTTATCAGTAGCAAGAACAATTTCTGAACACAAGTTAGACTGCTTGATTGAAAGACCCAGAGCTTTCTGCCAAGGTGGTAGATGCTTATTGCTCGTATCGATGAAGTGTAAATATGGTTCACCTGTAAGCATACGAGTTTCAAGAATCTTCTGCCAGAGGTCTTTAGCAGAGACTGTCTCACGAAGTTCTTTACTATGTGGATCTACAAGATTCCACGAATCATCTGCTTCAGGGTCTAACATGCATCTTTCGATGATATGCATAAAATCATCAGTGATATTAATGCCGTGATGTAGATTGAGAGTACGCAAGTTTGGATCACCAGTAGGCTTTCGCATTTCCAGAAAATTGATAATATCTGGATGATTAACATCAAGGTAGGCAGCGTAACTCCCACGACGAGTCCTACCTTGTCGATAAGCGAGAGATGATGCGTCATACATCTTAAGGTGTGGCATGACTCCAGTGGACTTGTCACCAGCCGAGCGAATGCCAAAGCCAATTCCGACCCCACCTCCAAGCATCGAAAGCCAATTTGTTTCAGATAGGTTATCAACTAATCCCTCCGCTGTATCTTCAATAAAGTTTAAGAAACAGGAAATAGGTAGTCCACGAGCAGAACGACCAAAACTAAGGATAGGAGTAGAATAGCTGAGCCAATGCAAGCTAGCATAATCATAAAGCCGTTGAGCATGAGCAGGATTAGATCCAAAAGTTTTTGAAACATAAGCAAACCTTTCTTGCGGTGAGTTTTCGTAATCAAGCATATACGATTCTTTAAGACGCTTAACACCTAAGTCATCAAATAGATTATCACGAGAGTAATCAATGTCGATGCCCATGTAATTTGTTTTTGTTGTCATAATTCTTCTCTCTATTATAATCCTAACCAATCCCCTACAGGTTGTTTATAAACAAAATCTGTAACAATCGGTATAATTTTTGCTAGTTCTTGAGCACATTGTTCAGCAACAATTCTATGTTCTTTTTGTGTAGTAGGGTCAGTTCTTACTTGAATAAAATGAATCCAAGACCTCAAAGAACCATTCATATACATTCTAGAACAAGTTAAACCTTCTGGTAAAACTGCTCTTGCCTGTTCTTTGGCTATTCCATTAGAGATAGCCCATTCATAAGCATTCCGTGCCGCACGAATAACATCCTGTTGTTTTTCGATCCACATGTCATGAAGTTCGCGTTGGTCATTTTGCGATAAATCTAATTCTAGGCTATTCTGACGATTGGTTGTATCTTGCAACCTAGCATCTTTATATTCAAATCCAAGGTCATTAGGATTTGCATATCGTTGAGAAAATTCCTGAAACGAAAAACTTCTATGTCGTAAAATCTGTCGAGCAATATCACGAGTAGTATTAATCTCAATACAGGCATTTACCATTTCAAAAGGAGACCAATGAGCATGTTTAATGAGATACTGAATTAGTTTATTAGAATTTGCTCTATTACTCTGATTGCTTGGGTTTGATACTCTTGCACAAAAAGCAATCATTTCTTGAAGATCATCCTCAAGACTAACCACTCCATTATCAATCATATAATCAATATCACCACGAGTATAACTAACAAGTTTTACGGGGCGATTTACATATTTAGAAAGCTCATCAATCATTAACATTTTCTCCACATTTGTAACTGCAATTTTGCTTCAATACCAGAATAAGAATTTTTCTCAATGATTATCTTAATTTCATCTGGATCATGACCATTTAATACCATCTCATTAACATCTTTACCTTTGATTCTCTCAGGCCAGAAGCATACCTTATATCCAAATTCTATGTACTTGTCAATCTTCTTTACAGTTTGTGGAGATCTAGGTTCATTGTCAAAAACAACAATACATCTATTCTTATCTATACTAAGTTCAGCAGACAAATCTGAACCACACATTGCAATAGAATTCGGAATAAACATAGAGTCTATTGGTCCCTCAAAAACATAAACTGTCTTATCAAAGTTTACAGAATCTAGACCAAAAACTTTAGGCTTATTCTCATCAGAGAGTATTGTTATATATCTAATGCTAGAGGTCTTACTTAAGCTTCTTCCCGTACAACCAAAAAAATTCTTATCACGATCTATAAAAGGTAGGATTAGTCTAGACTCATCCTTTTCAATATCAGGAAATTTATCTGGAAGAAATGAGTTAACCCACTCTTTAAACTTAGGACAAAAGAATAACTTATATTGAACGTTACTTGGAATTTTACGGCTCATCACATATTTTTTAACTGGATGATCTGCCGGATGGGATGATACCTTTGTCAGCGACTTTAAAGGAGAATCATACCTATACTGGGGTCGTTCAATCTTAGTAACATCTGGCTTACTAATAGGTTTAGGGTTTACAAAATTATTCTCAAGAAATATATCTCTCATATATTCTTGATGCATCACAACATCAAGAGATTTAAGAAAATTAGGAAACGACATGGAAGCACTACAGTTGTGGCAATAAAAACGATACTTGCCGTCTTTATTAAGAAACCACCCTCGTGCCTTTGTTTTATTTTTCTTTGAGTCACCACAAACTGGGCAACGGAAATTGTACAGACCCTGACCTTTCTGACGAAACCGATCAAGCCTGTTTGAAATTAACCCAATATATTTTTGATCTATCCACAGAGACATCATACTTCACTTCTTTTGTAAGAATCAACGTACATTGATTATACAAGAAAAGTTAGGTTATGTAAAGAGGGAAAAATGTCTAGAAAGGTAAGAGAGGGCGAACCCAACTACAACAGCACCACCAGCAATTGTATATTTCCATTTTTCAAGAGAATCTATACGTCTAGAAAGTTCTGATAATTGGTCTTTAGTTTCGGAATGTTCTTTATGATTTTCAATTTTTAATTCTTTAATCATGTCATAGATTTCGGAATTAACTTGAGATTGTTGGGTGAGCTTATGATCATGAACTGCAAGTAGTTCTTTAATAGACGTAGAGACATCACATAGCTTTTCAATAGCTGAATCTAATTTACCTAAAAACACAGTCACTTGCGACACATCTTTTTCAAGAAGTGCTATCTGTGTTTTGTAATCTTCGTCATTTGCCATCGTCGGACTCTGTGTTGGTTTCTTCTTTTGGTTTCTCATAGTATTGTTTATAGGCAGCGATTACTGCCTTTTCTTCTCTGATATATCTTAAGAGGTTAGCATTATTTATTGCTAAATTTTTATAACTAGTTTCATCTAAAGCTACTAAAAAAACTAGGCCATTTGAATCTTTAACAGTCTCTATCACATCATTATAGTTCTTATCCGTAATAACAACCCATTGCATAGGCTGCATTTTTACAGGTTGTGGCAAAGGTACGTCGAGTCTAGGCTTCTCAACAGGCTTTGTGCGAACTACTAATTCTTTTTTAAGTGTCGCACAACCACTAAGGGCGAGCGAGCAAATCAGAACACTGATTATTCTTTTCATCTGGTAATATTACATCCCCTGTGGCGATCTCAAAACATCGCATCACATCGTTTGTTGCTCTGTTAATTTTTTTCTCTAGCAATTCCGCCTTCTGACTTGCCATCAATTTCAAGTCATGTGAAGCAATTTTAGTTTGTAACTTTTCCATGTCTTTTCTTGCAGACTCAACTTCTTTCATCATATCTTCACGAATAGCCGCTTGCTCTTTAATAGCTTCTTCCATAGCAGCTATTGCTTCTTTTTGCTGATCGACTGCTTGAGTCAATGTAGCAGTCTGTTGATTTAATGCAGCGATTGTAGCTTGTGAATCTTTATAATAAAAAAAGGCACCGCCAACAACGGTGCCTACAAAAGTTAATATCGCCAAAAAAATCATAATCTTAAATTGCATATTATTTCTTCTTTGGTAATTTTCTTCTAATCATTAAACGTTTAATGATATCAAACGCACCTAACCTTTGAACGGTATTTGCATCTGTAGAAGTTTCCGATCCAGTTTTATTTGCAGGCATTGCGCTTGTAGCAACTTCTTCACTTACTCTGCATCTCCATCTTCTTAATGAAGCAGCCTTTCTTGTTGGTCTACCTTTTTCATCTTTCATTGGTCCGGGCATACCAGACATACGAGCACAAAATGATTTTCTACGTTTTGCAGCTTTAGATCCCGGTTTAACTTTACCAGTTACTGCTGTTTGTATACCAAAGTGTTTAGCACCCTTTCTAGTTAATCCGGCACCACTTTCAGTAGATCTATAAAATCCTTTAGCATCTGCGCCACGTTCATTTAAATATTCTTCGCTTATACTTTTCCAACCACCACCTTTTGATTTATACCATTTTGCAGCCCATCCGTTCGCATATGCTGAAGGATATACATCAAATTTTTGTCTAGCTAAAGATTTGGCTTTAGCCCAAAGTTTAGGGTTTGTTGGTTCGTTTTTTTCGTCTATTTGCACAACATCCTCGCTTATTTTTCCTTTTCCAAAATTAGAAACATTTATAGGTTTACCCTTTCTTTCTGGATTTGGATCGTGCTTTCTTTTTGCTGCAACTGCGGAAGCTCTTTGTTTTTTATTTAATTTTTTTCTTTTTTCATTCGACATACACTTAGGTTTTGGTTCGCCTTTCTCTCTGGCGCACGGACCTATAGCTTTGCCTTTAGAATTAATTCTTTTCCATCCGCCTTCTGGATCATTTTTATCAAACCATTTTCTTAAATCTTCATAAAAATTTGTGACGCTCATTAAATTTTCCTTAATACTTCTACTATATTATGATCCATTGAAACGTCACTATTTCTTAT